CCCTCTCACAGTACGATCAGCAGATAGGCACGTTAACACGAGCAAAAACACGAAACAAGAGAAATGATTACTCGCGCGACTCGGGGAGCCACTGCTCGACGTTGGGATCGAGCTCGACTGTACTTGGGTCGCGCGACGTGATCACAGGCCCCGCGAGTACCGATAGACGTTCGATAATCGCGGTTTGGAGTTCCGCGAGTTGGTCGCGGTGTAACTGGAGTTGAATTTGCGCGTCGCGTAGTCGCGCGATAAGCGCCTCGCGATCCGCGTTCGCGCGTCCGAGTTTGTCGCGTAGCTCTTCGACCTCACTCGGGTCTCGACCGCTCGCGATCGCCATCATTGAGGAGATACTCCCCGTGATGACTCCTAATATACCGACGAGTACGTCTCTATTCTTTGCGACGATCTCCACTCGCGCGAGAAACAGGATCAGCGCGACAACCAGTATCAGGAACACACAAGCGAAATACCAACCGCGACGCGCTTTTGATTCGTCGATTTCTTCTTGTTTCATCTTACCTTAGACTTTCTACGACATACACGACCGCGTCGAACCACTCGAGCCACCACAGCCCCCACGATTCCCGCGCGCTCGGACTAGATAAAAAGGGATACATGAGCGCGACGATATAACCAAGCGAAACCCACGCCCCGCGCCACGTGAACCACCACGCCCACTCTCTCCAACGTCTATGACGCGCGCGTGATTTAATGGTACGCGGCCCGCCGATACGCCGCGCTTTCTCATTCCCCTCGGGCGGTTGGAGCGCCTCGATGTGTACGCCGACCGCGTACAGCGTCACGGGCGCGGCCACGCCCTTAAACTGATACAGGCCGACACACGCGAAGCGCGTCCCCCTCGGTGTGTGTGGATTCGTGCGCGACCGCACAGCGAGGAGCGCGTCGCGTGTGAGGAGCACTTGTTTCGGGCGGCATATGGACATCGTACGCGCGGCGATATTCTTCGCGATCCCCTCGAGCTCGATACGCTTCGCGCCGACCGCCGCGTACATCTCGTCTTGTGTGACTTCGACGACTTCGTCCCAATGTATCCCGACTCGAGCGTCGATGTGTGTGCGCTGTGGGATTTCTCGCTGATAGTGCAACGCGAAATTGAGCGCGTCGATCGTCCGATCGAACGATAACAAAAAACCGTCGCTCCGATCGATCTCGCGTCCGTTGAACCGATACAAGAGCGACCGCGCGAGTCGGTCGTGATATTGAAGCCAGACCGCCGCGCGATGTGCCCCGACGCGTTGAACAAACGCGGTCGATCCGATGAGGTCGACGAGCACGATCGCGAGTCGGCGTGTCTTTAGCTCCATGATGTTCTCGATCGTCGGGCGGTGTGGTACACTCCACATATTAACAGACAGGAGCACATGATGGACACTGAGAGAATAGATAGCATAATCGCGCGCGCGGAGGACGCTCACGCGCTCGTCGTAACTGAGCCGCCTCGCGGATATTACGTTGACGCCGACGGCGTGATACTTCGGAAAGGTCGCGGGGGATTCTCTGAGGCGACGAGCGAGGACGAGCTCCATCGCGGCGCTGAGATCATTCGGTACATCACGGACGGCCTAGGGTGGAAAAAAGACGACCCGTACACGAACTCGTCGAACACTAAAATCGGGGGGTTCTCCTGGTGCGGCGCGTTCGCGGCGTGGTGTGATCCCGATCTCGACGCGAAGCTGCGTCTTAAAGTCATGCCGTCAACATATCGACTTTGGGAGTTTTGCAAGGGAACGGCGCGCGCTGTACCCCTTGACGACATACAGCGGGGGGATATTGTCGTCGTGGGTCGTCGCGGGTCTAAGAGGTGGGGCCAACACATCACCCGCGCCGTGAGCGTGGGCGAGACACACGTCGACACGATCGAGGGAAACGCACACGGTCGACTCGGTGATGGTCGATGGGGTGAGGGTGTGGTCACGCGCCGCCGCCCGTTCAAGGGCCACAATAAACCGCGCGAGAGTTATATCATGTACGCTTATCGCTTCTTAGACGAGGACTACGCAGAATGAAAACACACAACCCCCGACCGTCGTTCCATGAGCAGATGCGAGAGATCAGCGAGATCAGCGAGTCGCTTATTCAAAAGGCGCTCCGCTCTGAGAACGTGGGGCCGTCGTCCGCTGTACCTCAAGCACACGATATAAACCCGTGGGACTCGCGCGCGTCGTTCGGCGACACATATCGCGACTCTGAGCACGAGGGAACGAACGGCTTAGATTATGGCGTCTTGTTGACGATGTCCCGCGTACCTGTGATCTCAGCGATCATACAGACGCGTATCAATCAGATCGCGGAGTTCGCGACGCCGCAGCGAGACAAATACAGCGCGGGCTTTGTGATCGCGCCCCGCGATCGAGACGCGGAGATGTCGGACGACTTACGCGAGCGTATAAACACGCTCACGCGATGGATGGAGACGTGCGGCGACGGGAACAAGTTCGGCGGCGCGGATTCGTTTGAGTCGTTTTTGCGTATGATTCTACGCGACTCTCTTACATATGATCAGTGTGCTTTTGAGGTCTTACGCAATCGCGGCGGCGAGGTCATCGGCTTCACACCCGTTGACGCGTCGACGATCCGTCGCAGTACGACGAGCGAGGCAGAGCGCGAGGAAGGTCGCCGCGACTGGGACGAGGCCGCCTTCGTTCAGGTGATCAACGGCGAGACCGTCGCCGAGTGGGATGCAGACTCGCTCGCGTTCGGTGTACGTCGCCCGCGTACGTGGATTTATTCGCATGGTTACGGACACCCCGAGCTCGAGGAACTCGTGCGAACGGTCACATATCTAGTGAACGCCGAGACGTACAACGCGGCAAACTTCACGAACGGGATACACGTCAACTCGATTCTCGCCGTTAAAAGTAAGATGAGCCCCCAAGTGTTCCGCGCGTTCCGTCGTGACTTTTACGCGATGTTATCGGGCGCGCATCAAGCAAAGCGTACGCCGATATTACAACTCGACCCCGAGGCTAACGAGGAGGTTTCCTCGGTCAACCTTGGACAGAGCGCCGAAGAGATGGGTTATTCGACGTGGATGGGATACCTGACAAAGATCGCATGTGCGATTTATCAGATCGACCCCGCCGAGCTCGGTTTCGTCTTTGGCTCGGAGGGTGTGACAAGCTCTCTCTCACAAGGTGGCCCCGAGCAACGTATCCTCGCGAGTAAAGATCGCGGGTTCCGTCCCTTGTTGCGTCAGGTGCAAGGTTGGATCAATCGTTGGATCGTGCACCCTATCGACCCCGAGCTCTCGTTCCAGTTCGTCGGCTTGGATGCGGCGACCGCTGAGAGTGAGCTCAAGAACAGAATCGACGCGGTGTCGCATTACGCGACGATTAACGAGGTTCGCGCAGAGGCGGGACTTGAGCCACTCGCGCGCGGTGGTGACATCGTGCTTAATCAAACGTATGTTACGGCGTTGATGAGCGAGGGAGGCGAAGAACAAGAGGGCGGCGCGGGCGATTTTGAGCTCGACGAAGACGCGGACGCGTTAGACGAAGAGGGCGACGGGCTCGACGAAGACGCGGACGCGTTAGACGAAGAGGGCGACGGGCTCGACGAAGACGCGGACGCGTTAGACGAAGAGGGCGACGACATCGAGAAGGGCGTCGCGGCACGTTACGCAGACATCGATTTTAAGCCCCCGAAGGGCGCGAGGGATGCGGCGCGGCGCGGTCTTGATCTTCGACGCGAGCATGGGCGCGGCGGTCTCTCAACGCGTCAAGCGGGCGCTCAGGGTGTAGGCTCGGGCGTACAGCGCGCGAGTGACATCGCGGGCGGTGAACGTCTCGGCCCCGCGACGGTTAAGCGTATGGCGGCGTTTTTCAATCGTCACCGCGTACACCGCGAACACCACGACGATAAGTCGAGCGCGGCGTATATCTCCTGGCAGCTTTGGGGCGGCGACGCGGGCGACCGTTGGGCGCGTAAACTCGTCTCGCAGATGAAGCGCGCCGACGAGCTCAACAAAGCAGAGCGCGCCGACACACCCGCAGAGCCGAGCGAGCGCAAGCGCGGCTCCCGAGCAAACAAGCGGGGGAGCGCGGCGAGCGCGTCGAGTGGCCGCTCGATCAAGCTCAGTGATAAAGTGGTAACCGCGTTAAAGAAAAAAGTAAAAGAGCACAACGAGGGCGCGTCGGAGCCGTGGCAACGCGTAACACTGGGCCGACTTAAGTCGGTATGGAGACGCGGCGCGGGCGCGTTTAGTACGTCTCATCGACCGTCTCAGAATCGTCAAAGTTGGTCATTCGCGCGCGTGAATGCGTTTCTTAAAATCGTAATGGGCGGAGGTAATAAGAAATACGTACAAGACGACGACTTGTTACACGCCGATCACCCGCGTCGCCGCGCCGAGAAGTCGCTCGGCGAGCTCAAAAAAGCGCGGGGCGGCGAGGTGGATCTCGTGGCAGACCTCGCCGAGCGTATGCGTGATTTGTACGTTATGCGTCTCGACGCGCTCTCTGATCGCCTCGAGGAGTTGACAGATGACGCGTGACGACCTAGCACAAGAGGCCGCGCGCCTCACCGCGTTGTATCACGACGCGCTACTCGTCGACATATTGGGGGAGCGTGGCTCGGGACTGGGTGACGAGCGTCTCGCGGAGTTACGCGAGGAGGATCTCCTAATCCCCCCGATGACGTTCGGCGACCTCAACCCGCTCGAGTATATCGTCGCAGCGGGTCACGTCTTCGAGGCTCAGCCCGAGCGTCTCGCAGAGTTGCGCGAGTTCGGTGTGGACGAGTTTACACCGCTTCTTGAGGTCGAGTTGCGCCGCGTGACACCGAGCACAGGAGACACGCGCGTCGATGTCGAACAACCCGACGCGCCGAGTACAGGAGACGACGCGCCGCGTACACCTCCCCCGCCTCCCGAGTGGATGAGCGTCGCCGAGCGTGGTGCGTATGAGCGTCTCGCGTTGCGGTCGGGCGAGTATATCCGAGGACTAGGGAACGCGTTAAGCGCAGAGCTCGAGGACGTCGCCGCTGAAGGTTGGGAGGGCGAGACGATCATCGACGAGGTGATCCCCGACCAACGTGAGGCGATGCTCGCGGCGCTCAGAGAAGAAGCGGCGAACGAGTCCGCGACGGGGCGCGACGCGAGACGTCTCGCGGGTACGCTCGCAGATCGTACGGGGTATTACGCACACAACTGGCTACGCATCGCACAGACCGAGCTCCAAGGCGCGCATAACGAGGGGCGTGTGATCGCGGCAGTCGAGGCGCGGGGAGAGGGTGCGCTCGTCGCTCGCGTCCCTGAGTCGGGCGCGTGTTCCGCGTGTCTGCGTGTCTTCGCTAATCCCGACGGGAGCCCGCGTGTGTTTCGCGCCGATGAGCTCGCCGCGAACGGTGTGAACGTCGGACGCTCTCGCGCCGAGTGGCTCCCGACAGTGTTCCCCGTTCATCCAAATTGCCGCTGTGATACGATCAGCGTTCCCGACGGTTTTGAGGTCACGCCCGACGGCAGATTACGACGCGCCGAGTGATCTCGGTATACTTGCGACACACATACACAGGAGCTTGATACATGGTTTTTTCATTCTCGGACTGGGTCAACAGCTTACTTAAGGGCGTCGGCCATAAGTACATAAAGCGTATTCCGTACACCACGCCCAAGGGTCGACGTTATCGATACGTCTATCGCGTAACGAACACGCATCAAGGGCGACACGCTTTCGACGAAGAGCACCTAACCACGGGCGCAAAGTTCGCGCTGAACACGGAAGACGGCGCAGAGTTTCACGGTCATATCACGGCGGTCGATGGGGATAAGATCACGTATACGATCGACGACGGCCCGAAAAAGGGCGAAGAGGTCACGACGACACGCGCCGAACTGGTCGCCGAACTTCACGACCTCCACGACGTTCAAGATAAGCTAAGCGCCGCGCGTGACAAAGTTCGCGAACGTATCGCAGAGGCTAAGCGCGCGGGGCATGAGGGCGTCGTGCGTCGTCTTGAGACGCGACTCGCCGCGCTCGGGGGGGACGAAGAGACCGCGAAGCAAGAGCAAGCGGAGCCACGCGAGGGGACACAGGGCGCGGATAACTTTGAGACGATGCCAGAGGTTGAGGCCGACGCGCCGACGCAAGCGGACGAGGCCGCGCAAGACACAGAGCGCGCGCAACGACGAGCGCAACGCGAAGAGCGAGAGAGCCGCGCGGCTACG